GGTAATGAAGTTACCGCCCCTGTATTGTCTGAAAAGTATGCAGTAGATGTATGTTGGGACGGTGAGCCAGTTGATGGATGGGAAGAGCATATTGTGTTCCCTACACCATTAGGTGTACACAGCTTTGGTAGTTCAAGTCAGCGAGACGAGTATGCTGCTAAGTATTGTGAGCTGTTTCCAGACAGCGAATACTGCAATCCACCAGAGCCTGAAGAACTTGAATTACCTTAAACACAGGTAATTATATAATAAAATTTAATTAAATGCAGATAATAAGAAAAATAAGCGTAGGTAAAGACTACAAAAATGATGCAATGCACTATTCTGTAGGTCAGGAGGTGTATGGTGGTCATACCATAGTAAATATTATAGAAGAAGAAGATAAGTACTCTATATATATTCAGAAAGCTGATAACGTAATGCCATGGAAAGACTTTAATAAGAACATGGCTGTTTCTGTAGAATACGACCTCAGCTACTAATGAAGAGTGTCTTTAACTTTATGGTGCGCCCTAAAAGTTCTAGGTCAACCAGTAAAAAAGATATAGGCGATAAAGAGCTACTTTTAAATACAGAAGTGCAAAACCACCACTATACTAGCAGGATAGGTATAGTTACCGCATTACCAATTGCAACCCCTACAGATATAAGCATAGGTGATGAAGTAATATTACACCACAATGTATTCCGTAGGTTTAGAGACGTAAGAGGTGTAGAGAAAAACAGTAAGTCGTATTTTAGTGAAGACATGTTCTTTGCACAACCCGATCAAATTTACGCTTACAAGAATGAAGACGAATGGTGTTGCATTGACGGCTATTGTTTTATAAAGCCAATAGCTAATAAAGATAAGTTTTCATTAGACCACGAACGCATAGGTATAGGTGTTGTTAAATACGCTAGCGAAGGCTTTAAGAAAGATGAGCTTGTGGGTTTTAAACCAGGTATGGAATACGAATTTAATATAGAGGAGCAAAGATTATACCGTGTTCCCACCAATCAAATTACAATTAAATATGACTACCAAGGAGACGAAGAGGAATATAATCCAAGCTGGACGCAAAGCGGTTGAGGAATTAATTAAGGTAGCTGAAGAAAAAATCATTACTAATACAGAAGATGATGTATCAGCTGACAGATTAAAAAACGCGGCAGCAACTAAAAAGCTGGCAATCTTTGATGCTTTTGAAATACTAACACGCATAGAAGAAGAAGAACGCATCCTTGAAAACAAACCTAAAGAAGAAACTAAGAAAGAGGCTTTTAAAGGTTTTGCAGAAAAACGATCTAAGTAATGTACCAGCAGAACTTAGTTAAAGTCGTAGAACCTATAAAGCTTACAACTGTAAGTAGATTAAACCGATCAAAAGCGTGGAAGTACGGTTACAATAAAGAGCACGATATTATTGTAATAAGTAAGACAGGGCAGATTGGCGAAATCATTGAGATACAAAATTTGTGTATAGCATTGCCGCCGGCACCAAAAAACCTTAAGAAAGGTGAAAACAAGTGGGTGGTTTCAGAGTATCCTAAGGAGCTAAAAAATATCAAGAGTATATTTGATTGGCAAACATACCCGGACGCGTTTAAAAGCAACTGGGAAGCGTATATAGATGAAGAATTTAACAGACGTGAGAACGGATACTGGTTTTACAACAAAGGTGTACCAACTTATATTACTGGTACTCATTACATGTACTTGCAATGGTCAAAGATTGATGTTGGACACCCTGACTATAGAGAGCAAATAGACTCTTCTATATATTTTGGGAAGCCTGCAAGGCTGATACTAGATGCTACGGAATGTGCTATCTTAAAAACAGACGGAGTGGATTCTCGTTTATGGCATCAGGTGAAACCGTCAATCTTGCAACAATATCAAGTGACGCCAGATTTGGTATCTTATCGAAGAGTGGTGCTGATGCCAAAAAAATGTTTACCGACAAGGTTGTACCCATCTCAGTTAACTATCCATTTTTCTTCAAACCTATCCAGGACGGTATGGATCGGCCAAAAACCGAACTTGCTTATAGAGTTCCAGCTTCTAAGCTCACTCGAAAATCCATACAAGCGCAAGAAAAACAAATAGAGCTTGAAGGACTTGATACAACAATTGACTGGAAAAACACTGGCGACAACTCTTACGATGGGGAAAAGCTTAAACTACTTGTCCATGACGAAAGTGGCAAATGGGAAAGACCAGATAACATCCTCAATAACTGGAGAGTTACCAAAACAACGTTAAGGCTAGGTGCGCGTATTATTGGTAAATGTTTAATGGGTAGCACATCGAACGCATTAGATAAAGGTGGTGATAATTTTAAGAAATTATATAACGATTCAAACGTAACTAAAAGAAACTCTAATGGACAAACCAAATCAGGACTATATTCATTATTTATCCCGATGGAGTGGAACTACGAGGGATTTATTGATGAGCACGGGTGGCCCGTATTTAATAATCCTGATGGAAAGGTTTTGGATCCTTTTGGTGACGTTATTGAGCAAGGGGTTATAGATTACTGGGAAAACGAAGTTGAAGGTCTTAAACAAGACCAGGATGCTTTAAACGAATACTACAGACAGTTTCCGCGTACGGAAGACCACGCGTTTAGAGATGAAACTAAAAACAGTATATTTAACCTAGCAAAAATCTACGAACAGATTGATTATAACCAAGACCTGCGTAATACTAATACTATAACGCAGGGTAATTTTCAATGGGTTAACGGTGTGCCAGATACAAATGTAGTGTTTATACCCAGCCCACAAGGTAGATTTAAGGTATCTTGGATACCGGGTGCACATTTGCAAAATAAGCACATAAATAAAAACGGTGTTAAATATCCAGCTAACGAGCATATTGGTGCATTTGGTTGTGATAGTTACGATATTTCAGGAACGACTGACGGTAGGGGCTCTAAAGGTGCATTACACGGCTTAACTAAGTTTACAATGGAAGATGCGCCACCTAGTACATTCTTTTTAGAATATATAGCTAGGCCTCAGACAGCAGAGATATTTTTCGAAGACGTGCTTATGGCATGTGTATTTTACGGAATGCCTATACTTGCTGAGAATAACAAACCTAGATTACTCTACCACTTTAAGCGTAGAGGCTATAGAGGTTATTCGATGAACCGACCTGACAGATTATGGAATAAGCTTTCCGTAACTGAAAAAGAAATTGGAGGTGTTCCAAACTCAAGCATGGATATGAAGCAGTCACACGCTGCAGCAATAGAAATGTACATTAACGATCACGTTGGTCAAATAGCTGAGGGTGAATACGGCACAATGTACTTTAATGACACATTAAATGATTGGTCTAAATTTGATATAAATAATAGAACAAAATATGATGCTGCTATCAGTTCTGGCCTTGCTATTATGGCTTGCCACAAAGATTTATACAGACCCGTCGGAAAACAACAAAAAACAAAATTAAACCTAAAGATTGCTAGATATAATCAAGAAGGTTATAATTCAACAATAATAAAATAGTATGACTAAGCCAACTTCAGGTAATTACTTTCCAAGTCAAGTAGCCAGCGACCAAGAGAAAATGTCATTTGAATATGGCTTAAAGGTTGGGCGAGCTATACAAAATGAATGGCTTTCTAAAAACAATGGTGCTGACAGTAGATATAATAGTAATCAGGATACTTTCCATAATTTAAGGCTATACTCTAGGGGTGAGCAGTCTATACAAAAATATAAAGACGAACTATCGATTAACGGTGATTTGTCTTATTTAAATTTAGACTGGAAGCCGGTACCTATATTATCTAAGTTTGTAGACATTGTAGTAAACGGTATTGCCGATAGATCGTTTGACCTTAAAGCTTATTCACAAGACCCGTATGGTGTAGAAAAACGCACTAAGTATATGGAGTCTATAGTAAGGGATATACAAACAAAAGATCTTAACGAATATGTAGAACAAGAGTTTGGTATTAATCTTTTCGAAAACGACCCAGGTAAGCTTCCAACTTCCCAAGAAGAATTGCAACTACACATGCAACTAAGCTATAAGCAAGGCGTTGAGATTGCCGAGGAAACAGCTATAAACACGTTACTTGATGGTAATAATTACGATTTAATTAAAAGAAGGTTATATCACGATTTAACAACCATTGGCATTGGCGCAGTAAAAAATACGTTTAACATATCAGATGGTATAAAAGTTGATTATGTTGACCCCGCTAACCTGGTTTATTCGTATACAGAGTCACCGTATTTTGAAGACATATATTATGTAGGCGAAATAAAAAGTGTAACGCTTACAGAGCTTAAAAAACAATTTCCCGATTTAAAAGAAGAAGATTTAAATAAAATAAAGTCACGGGGTAATAATTCTTCAAATACCTCTTATAGCTCTTCTGCTAACGATAATAATTACGACAGTAACACCGTTCAGGTTTTGTATTTTAATTACAAAACGTATATGAACGAAGTATATAAAGTTAAAGAAACCTCTACGGGAGCGTCTAAAATTATTGTTAGAGACGATCAGTTTGATCCACCTGTAGAAGCTTTTGAAGCTGAATATGGTAGATTATCTAGGTCTTTAGAAGTTTTATATGAAGGCGCTTTAGTTTTAAACACCGACATACTGCTTAATTGGTCCATGGCTAAAAACATGATGCGACCAAAGTCTGACCAAACAAAGGTTAAGATGAATTACAGCATTGTAGCACCTAGAATGTATAAAGGGCGTATAGAGTCTATAGTTAGTAGATGTACCGGTTTTGCTGATATGATACAGCTTACGCATTTAAAAATGCAACAAGTGCTTTCTAAGATGATGCCTGATGGTGTTTATATGGACGCTGATGGCCTTGCAGAAATAGATTTAGGTAACGGAACAAATTACAACCCACAGGAAGCGCTTAACATGTACTTCCAAACAGGTTCGGTTATTGGGCGCTCTTTTACACAAGAAGGTGATATGAATCCTGGTAAAGTGCCTATACAACCTTTGCAAACCGGCGCTGGTGGACAAAAGCTTCAAACGCTTATAGCTACATACAATTACTATATGCAAATGATCCGTGATGTAACGGGTCTTAATGAAGCACGTGACGGTTCAACACCTGATTCGAGAGCTTTGGTAGGAGTACAAAAACTTGCAGCAGCAAATTCAAATACAGCTACAAGACATATTCTTGATGCGGGTCTGTTTATAACAGCGGATGTAGCTGAAGGATTATCGTTAAGAGTTTCAGATGTATTAGAGTTTAGCCCTAACCGCGAAAACTTTATACAAAAAATAGGAAGCTTTAACGTAGCTATTCTTGAAGAGCTGGAAGACTTGCATTTATACGACTTTGGTATTGTTTTAGAATTAGCACCTGATGATGAAGAAAAAAGCAGGTTAGAAAACAATATTCAGACAGCGCTTTCAGCAGGCTTAGTAGATTTAGAAGACGCTATTGATATAAGGGAAGTTAAAAATATTAAGCTAGCTAATCAGTTACTTAAAGTACGCAGAAAGCAAAAACAAGAGCGTGACCAAGCTATGCAACAACAGAATATGCAGGCACAAGCGCAGGCAAATGCACAAGCACAACAGGTTGCTGCTCAAGCAGAAGTGCAGAAAGACCAAGCATTATTTCAAACAAAAGCACAGCTTGAACAACTTAAGGGTCAACTTGAACAACAAAAAATGCAAGCTGAAGTTGCTGCTAAGAAAGAACTTATGGGTCTTGAGTTCCAGTACAACATGCAGCTTAAAGGCCTTGAGGTTGACGGTCAGAAGCAAAAAGAATCAGATAAAGAAGACCGCAAAGACGAAAGAACAAAATTACAAGCTTCTCAGCAAAGCGAATTAATAGAGCAAAGACAGAAGCAAACGGGTCCTAAAAACTTTGAATCTGCTGGAAATGACATCATTGGCGGTGGATTTGGTTTAGGAACCTTCGAACCTAAGTAATAATAACCATATATAATTATATAATATTTTATCATGAGTGAAGAAACCACTAACCCGGTAGCTAACGTCGACGACGATGGCACCATTAAAGTTAACTTAGATGCCCTTCAAAAGCAAAGCACAAATGAGGTTCCTGTACAAGACGAACCCGCAGTTAGCGAAGAAGTTCAAGCGGAAGACGTCGAGCAGCCAACTGAGGAGCCTGCCAGAGAAGAAGAGCCCGTTCAAAATGAAGAGCCTGCTCAAGAGCAAGTAGTAGAAGAAGAGCCTGTATTACAGGAAATTACAGAAGAAGAAGTTGAAGAAGCTGTTGAAGAGCTTCAAGAAGAAGTTGTCGAAGCAATTGAAGAAGCACAAGAGTCTGGTATAGAATTACCTGAAAATATTCAAAAGGTTGTAGACTTTATGAATGAGACAGGTGGCACATTAGAAGATTACGTAAAACTAAACACTGATTATTCTTCATTAAACGAAGACCAGTTACTACGAGAATATTACCAAACGGCAAATCCGCATTTAGATAAAGAGGATGTGGACTTCTTAATGGAAGATAAGTTTTCATTTGATGAGGACATCGACGATGAAAAAGATATACGCCGCAAAAAAGTAGAGCGCAAACAAGCGCTAGCGGACGCTAAAAACCACTTAGACGGTTTAAAGTCTAAATATTACGAAGAAGTTAAGATGGGTTCCAAACTTAACCCTGACCAACAAAAAGCGGTTGAATTTTTTAACCGTTATAATAAAGAAAGCGAGGAAAATAGTAAAATTGCACAACGGCAAGTAAACATTTTTAACAAACAAACCGATCAAGTGTTTTCAGATAAATTCGAAGGTTTCGATTATCAAGTGGGAGACAAAAAGTATAGGTTTAAAGTTAAAAATGCCGATAAGATCAAAAGTACTCAAAGCGACATTAATAACTTTACCAAGAAGTTCTTGAATGAAAAAGGAGAGATGTCAGATGCTAAGGGATACCATAAATCTTTATTTACAGCCATGAACGCTGACCAAGTTGCAAAACACTTTTACGAGCAAGGCAAAGCCGACGCGATGAAAAGTAGTATTGAGCGCTCTAAAAACGTTGACATGAATCCGAGAGGGACTCACGAAGAAGTTACAACGTCAAATGGGTGGAAAATACGTGCAGTAGATAGCGGTGACAATTCTTCTAAATTCCGAGTGAAGTTTAAAAAATAATAATAACCATTTAAAAATTATAAAAGATGGCATTTAACGGATCAGGTGCTGAATTAAATCACCTAACCCCACGTCCAGTAAAAGGATTATTTGCGGACAACTATATCGCTTTAGACGCGATGGATTTTACACAACAATTTCTTCCTGAAGTTTACGAAAAGGAAGTTGAACGTTACGGCAAGCGTACTGTAGGTGGTTTCCTACGTATGGTTGGCGCTGAAATGCCTATGGCATCAGACCGTGTTGTATGGTCAGAACAAGGTCGTTTGCACATCGCTCACGACGGTGTTGATTCAAACGCTGGTGGTTCTACAGTTACTATTAATGGATTGGGCGCTACAGATCAGTCTTTGATAGGCGTTGGCCAGACTTTGGTTATTTCTAACGGTACTGTTACGGCTAAAGCTCGTGTAGATACCTTAGGCACATTTACTGCTGAGACTAGTGCTGGAGATGCTGATGGTACTTTGATTGTTAACATTAAAGTTTATGGAGAGTCTAACGCTGTTTTACCATCTGCATTGCGCAGTGCTTCTGGTACTTTGAGTCTTTTCGTATTCGGTTCTGAGTATGCTAAAGGAGAAGATAATGTAGGTAACTCTTTTGATGCTAGCTTTACAACCTTTAGCAACAAGCCAATTATTATTCGTGACAAATACACAGTAAATGGTTCTGACGTTGCTCAGATTGGTTGGGTAGAAGTTACAACTGAAATGGGTACTGGTGGTTACTTATGGTACTTAAAGTCTGAGCACGAGTCTCGTCTGCGTTTTGAAGACTACTTAGAAATGTCTATGGTTGAGGCTGAAAAAGCTGGTGCGGCAGCTGCTGATGCTATCGCTGCTGGCGTTACAGGTTCTGAAGGTATGTTTGAAGCTATCGAGTCTCGCGGTCTTATTTATAACGCCTCTGACTTTGATGGTGCTGGTGGTTTATCTCAGTTTGACGATATTCTTGCAGAGTTAGACAAGCAAGGTGCTATTGAAGAAAACATGCTTTTCTTAGATCGCGCTAAGTCTTTAGAAATTGACAACATGTTAGCCGCTCAGAATTCTTACGGTGCTGGTGGTACTTCTTACGGTGTATTTAACAACGAAGAGGACATGGCATTGAACTTAGGATTCTCTGGTTTCCGTCGTGGTTCTTACGATTTCTACAAAACAGACTGGAAATACTTAAACGATTCTACTACTCGTGGTTCTATCGGTGATATTGAAGGTGTATTGGTTCCAGCTGGTACTTCTACAGTATACGATGAGCAACTGGGTCAAAACATCGCTCGTCCATTCTTACACGTACGTTACCGTGCTTCTGAAGCTGAAGATCGTCGTATGAAGTCTTGGATTACAGGTTCTGTTGGTGGTAACTACACAAGTGCTGAAGATGCAATGAATGTTCATATGCTATCTGAGCGTGCACTTTGTGTACAAGCTGCAAACAACTTCTTATTATTGAAAAAATAAGAATATATAATATTGCCCCTGGCTTTGGCTGGGGGTAATTATTTCTTTTATTTAATTATATTATATCATGGCAACAGCTAAAAAAGCGCCGGCTAAAAAGGCACCGGCTAAAAAACAAACGCCTACAGAAGCACCGACGGTAACATTTACAGATGAAATGCCACCAATGCCTACTAACCCAAAATGGGAATATAAAGACAGGCTATACGAGCTTACTGGCAGAAGAAAGCCTCTCGTGTTTACTATTCCAACTATGCATTCAGCTAAAAAGCCGCTTCTTTGGTTTGACGAAGAAAAAGGTTACCAAAGAGAGCTTAAATATGCTACAAATCAACAATCACCTTTTGTTGATGAACAAAAAGGTCCTGCTACCTTAGGAAGAGTTGTGTTTAGAGATGGTTCTCTTACAGTACCTAAGGAAAATGTAGTATTACAAAAGTTTTTATCGTATCACCCAATGATACTAAAAGGTGTTATTAAGGAATATAAGCCTGAGGTAATAGCAGAATATCAAGTGGATTACATTGAAATGGAGCTTGAAGCAATGAATTTAGCTACATCTCTTGATATAGACGAAGCAGAAGCCATTATGCGCGTTCAAGTAGGTTCTAAGGTGTCTGAGATGAGCTCTAAAGAGCTTAAAAGAGATTTATTAGTATTTGCACGTAATAATCCAAATTTGTTCTTAGATATCGCTAATGATGATAATGTACCTTTGCGTAACATTGGTATTAAAGCAACTGAAATGGGTATATTAAGGTTGTCTCAAGATCAACGAACGTTTTATTATGCGGACACTGATCGAAAAATAATGACGGTGCCATTTGATGAGCACCCGTACTCGGCACTAGCCGCATATTTCAAAACTGACGAAGGAATGGAAGTTTTGAATGTTGTTGAAAAACGACTATAAGATAATTAGTAGTTAGGCTCCTCTTATAGGGGCCTAATTACTATAATACATAAAA